GAGAAAAAGGATAAAACATGTTCTTTGGTATCTTTCCTTTTGCATCAGGACCTTTCTCTACAACACTAGAGACACGTCTTATTGCACAGAGTGTACCTGCTACAAGTAGTGCAGGGAGTATTAATGTTGTAGGTCATGCTAACTTTAGCTTGACAGGTTCATCAAACACTATTAGCATCGGCTCTGTAGTCGTCACTGCCAAGAGTGTTACACTTAGTGAGTCTACATCTGCTACATCTTCTTTAGGTACTACAATAACGGTTGCAAATGCTAATGTTGCACCTTCAGGGGTTGACTCTCAGGCTAATCTAGGTACAACTACAGTATTGGCAGAGGCTAATGTATTACCTCTAAGCCCAGCGCTTACAGCTATTGTAGGAGCAGGGTCGAACGTACAAGCTAAGGCTCTTGTTTTACCTGTAGGTGTTTCATCTAGCTCCACTATTGGTACAGTCGATGTATCTACACAAGTTATACTAGAATTAGTAGGTGTACCACTAAACATATTCTCTGGTAGCTTAACTGTAGCAACACAACAGTTTGACTATGAAAGTCTTAAGTCTAGCTTCGATAGAAGACGTGTTATATTTATAGCACCAACCAATCAGGGGTATACTGTTAATATACCTGCAGATCCAAGAAATAGAACAGTACTAATTGAAGCGACTAATACAGATAGAGTTGTACGTATTGCAGCATAAGGAATATACGAATGTCATATAAATGGCCTGATAAAGATAAAGACGAAGTATTAGATTATAGCATTGATTGGTCACGCTTTTTGGGTGATGATACTATATCAGGTGTTTCATGGTTTGTTGATGATAACCAAGGTACTAAGACCCTAATAGACGCAGGTGAAGTTGTTAATAGTCTACAGATGGTACAAAAAACTAATACACTCACCGTAGCAACAATACGTTTATCTCTTGGCACTAATAACGTTAGATACAGAGTTACATGTAAGATCACTACAGTAGAAGGCTTACAGTATGAGCGTTCAGTATTTGTACGTGTTAAGGAGAAATAAGAATGGCCTATGATTTTATCGGGTTAGTTAATGATGTTAACAGAAGACTTAACGAAGTAGAATTAACTACAGCTAACTTTGCTACAGCACAGGGTTACTACAACCTCACCAAGGATGCTGTTAATGCTTCCATAAGACATATCCACCAAGAAGAGTTTGAGTGGCCTTGGAATCACGCAGAAGAAACAGAAGTACTAACTGCAGGTGAAGTACGCTACAGTATGCCTTACGACAGTAAGACTGTTAATATGAATAGCTTTAGGCTAAAACGTGATGATACTCTTAACGTAGATACTAAACGTCTTAAAGTGTTGAATTACGAAGAATATCTTGACAAACACGCAGACATAGAGTATAACTCTAGCTCAGATGTAAGAGGTGTACCACAGTATGTTGTACGTGCGCCAAGTAGAGAATTACTGTTTATACCATCCCCAGATAAAGCATATGAAGTAGTATATGAATATTACACTAATGGTGTTGATATGGAGAAATCATCAGATGTGGCTACTATACCAGAACCATACAGGCATATTATTGTAGATGGTGCTATGTATTATGCTTATGTATTCAGGGGTGACACTCAGTCTGCACAATTATCACAAGGCAAGTTTAAAGAGGGTATCAAGAGTATGCGTTCTATAAACATAAACCGTACAGAGTACTTAAGAGATACAAGAGTTCATTACTGATGGCTACTAATTGGCAGACATTCCCTATTGAGTTTAAAGGTGGCCTCATCTCTAATCTCAGCCCTCTACAACAGGGTGCTAATGCTGTTGGTTCTGCTACTATACTGCAGAACTTTGAGCCAGCTAGGTCAGGTGGTTATAGTAAAGTTTTAGGCTATACAAAAGCAACAAACAGTATTGTACCAGGAACAGGTCGTGTACTAGGTGTTAAAGTAGCTAACCTCGGAGAGTATATAGCGGCTAGAAGTGATGGAGCTTCTACACCTAAAACTGAATACCACAGATCTTCTGGCGGTGCTTGGTCTTCACTAGGTAAGGCAGCACTATTAGGTGGTAAGATCCGTAGTGCTGAATATAACTTTGGTGCAGGTGACTTTGTTATAATGGTAGATGGTTCTAACTACCCAGCGCTATTTAATGATACAGCTAACAGTTTATCATTTATCTCTTCTCTATCAGACTTACAGGGTGCAGAACAGGTAGCAGTGTTTAAGACTACAGTGTTCTTCTCTAAAGGTTCTAACTTATACTTCTCAGCACCTTCAGACTCAGGTGACTTTAGTGCCGCTAATGGTGGTGGTGTTATAAATGTAAGCCACGATATTACTGGCCTTATTGCTTTCCGTGATCAGCTTATCATCTTTAGCAGAAATAACATACAACGTCTCTCTGGTACAACTCTAGCTGACTTTCAGTTAAACCCTATTACAGAAGGCATTGGTTGCTTAGACCCTGATACGATACAAGAGGTTGGTGGTGACATTATGTATATGTCTCCTGACGGTATTAGACTCTTAGGTGCTACAGATAGAATTGGTGACTTCTCACTTGAAGTAGCTTCTGATCCAATAGCTGATGATGTTTATAAGTTTGCTCAAAGTACATCTAACTTCTGCTCTATTGTTATACGTGAGAAAGCACAGTATCGTATCTTTGGCTATACACAGTCCGAACAAAAGAAAGTTTCTCGTGGGTTACTCGTAACTAAGTTTTCTAACCAAGGTGCAGCTAACTTAGCATGGGGTGAGACATCAGGTATAAAAGCATTTGTAGCAGACTCTAAGTATACAGAATATTCAGAGACTATTATATTTGGCAATGAAGACGGCTACGTATATAAGATGGAAACAGGTTATGCTTTTGATGGTGAGCCTATTGAAGCAATCTACGAATCACCATATATGCCTATATCAGACCCACAGATACGTAAGACTTTCTACAAACTAACTACATATATAGACCCTAAAGGTGCATTTAACATTGATCTAGCACTTAAGTATGACTTCACTAGATCTAACAACCAAAACCTCATACAACCTGCAGCAACTACTATTACAAGTACAGGCGTTTTTGCTGCTATTTATGGAGCAGTTACTTCTATATTTGGTACAGCTATATATGGTGGTGAACTAGATAAAGTTTATCAGAATCAAATCATTGGATCAGGTAAGACTATATCAATACGTATAGAAGATAACACAACTAACCCAGCATTTACTCTAGATACAGCACTTCTTGAGTTTACACAGAATGATAGACAATAAAGGATAACTCTTATGGCAGGTTATACACGCCAAGATACGGCTAACAACATCGCTAACGGTAGCGTTATTGACGCAGACGACTTAGACGGAGAGTTTAACGCTGTTGAAAGCGCATTTAACGCATCCTCTGGTCACGCTCATGATGGATCAGCAGGACAAGGCGCACCTGTAACCAAAGTAGGTCCAGGGCAGGACATCATTGTAGGTACATCTACAGTCTTACCTAAAGCTAATAACATTATTGACTTAGGCTCTAGTGCAGCTCAATTCAAGGACGGCTTCTTTGATGGTATTTTGTATACAGATACAGCTAACATAGGTGTAAATGGTTATACTACTATTGTAGACAACGCTTACACTGTATCTAATGGGGATTTAACTTTAGATGTAGTAGGTGATATTACACTAGATGCTGACGGTGGAGATGTACTGCTTAAGGATGGCGGTGTTAGCTTTGGTAAACTAACTAACAACTCTAACCAGTTGTCTATCTTCTCAGGTAATGTAGAGGCTTTACGCTTAAATGGTTCAGCTACTTCAGCGCTAGGTACACTAGCAGTTACAGGTAATACTACAGTAGGTGGTACTCTTGCTATAACAGGCAACACAACCATAGCTTCTGCTAACGTCACTCTTAACTCTGGTAACATTGTTGTAGGTGGTACTGTGTCAGCTACAGGAGGCTTTACAGGCGCTCTAACAGGAAACGTAACAGGTACAGTATCAAGTGTAGCTAACCACGACACAGGCGACATTGCAGAGGGTTCTAACCTATATCATACAACTGCTAGAGCTAGAGCAGCTATCTCAGCTACAGGAAGTTTAAGCTATAACAGTACTACTGGTGTTATTAGCTTTACTCAGGGTAACACAGATACTGTAGCTGAAGGCTCATCTAATCTGTATCACACTACTGCTAGAGCTAGGAGTGCAATATCTGCTACAGGTAACATTAGCTATAATAGCTCTACTGGTGTTATCTCTTTAGCTACCAACCAAGACGTAACATTTGATGATGTTATTGTAGGTGGTAATTTAACTGTAAATGGTACGACTACTACAGTAAACTCTAACACTGTAAACATTGGTGATAACATTATCACACTTAACTCTGATGAGACAGGTACACCGAGCCAAGATGCAGGTATTACTATTGAACGTGGTACATCTACTAATAAATCATTAGTCTGGACAGAATCAACAGACAAGTGGGGTGTAGGCAGTGAAACATTCGTAGCAGGTACATTTGAGGGTAACTTAACGGGTAATGTTACTGGTAATCTTACGGGTGCAGTTACAGGTAATGCTTCTACAGCTACAGCATTAGCTACTGCTCGTAATATAGCTCTATCAGGAGATGTGACAGGTTCTGCATCTTTTAATGGTACAGGCAATATAAGTATTAGTGCTACAGTAGCTAACAATAGTCATAATCATACATTGTCTAATATTAGTGATGTCACTGCTACTGCAACTGAACTTAATAAAATGGATGGTGTTACAGCAACGACTGCAGAGATTAATTATGTGGATGGCGTTACTAGTGGCATACAAGCACAGATTAATGCTCTTACATCGGCATTAGCAAATAGTGGCGCACCTTCTGGTCTTGTGTCTTACTTTGCAAATACTAGCGCACCTACTGGGTACTTAGAATGTAATGGGGCGGCAGTCAGTCGTAGTACCTACTCAGATTTATTTGCAGCTATAGGAACTACACATGGATCAGGTAATGGGTCATCAACTTTTAATGTCCCTGACTTACGTGGTGAGTTCATCCGTGGTTGGGATAATAGTAGAGGCATAGATAGTGGACGTGCATTTGGTTCTTCACAGGATGATGCACTACAAGGCCACGGACATATGCTGACTACTCAAAGTAATGGACCAGGTGGCGGTAATGGTACTTTTGCAACAGGTGTTGGCAGATCGAGTGACAGAGTTCTTCAGCCTGTAAATCTATCTGGCTATGGCACTGTCCGTTATGCATCAGAGACTCGCTCACGCAACGTAGCCCTACTCCCTTGCATTAAAACTTAAACCTACTGAGGAAGCTATGTCTAATATAACGTTGACCCCAGAAGAGCTAGAGATTATACTAGACAGATCAGCTAAGCGTGGTGCTAAGTTGGTACTACGTGAGTTAGGCTTACATGATGAGTCAGCCGCAGAAGATATGCGTGAAGTACGTAACCTATTAACAACGTGGCGACAAACACGTTTAAGTATATGGAACACATTCGTTAAAATAACAACCGTTGCTATATTCAGCTTTGTTGCTGCTGCAATTTGGATGAAGCTGGGTAATTAATAAGGACTATTAAAAATGGCTAAAGTATTTGGTGGATTTACACCTGAACAAATGGGTAAGATAGTACCAGAGATGGCAGGTATGCAAGCTGATGAACAGCAAGCTTATATAATGTCTCAACCTGGCGCAGCTAAGCGTGTAGGTAAAATGGCAGAAGTAGCTATGAGACAGTTAGGTGCTAAGGCTATGCCTGGAATGGCTGAAGGCGGTTATGTAAAAGGTTATGCTATAGGTGGTACAGTTAAACCTGATGAAGAAGGTAAGACAGAGGCAGTAGTAAATAGTACACCTGATAATATAGCAGGATTAGTAGAAAAATCAATTCAAGACCCTACATCAATGACAACCAAAACAGAAGTTGAAAC